TTCGATCATTTCTAATGAAATAACATCGGCATCATCTGTCGCTTTGACTGTTTTTTGAAGTTCAGTTATAATAAAATTCTTATTAATAATAACAGGTTCTTCATCAGCCGAAGGAATAAGACTCAATTTAACATTAACTCTTTCTGTTCCGATAAAGTTAACACTTGAAATCAAACCCGGCGCGTCCGAAATAACTAGGTTACCTAACAGAAATGGGCGATTGATATCCTCAAAAATATCAAGTTGAGCTATGACATTTGTAATATCAATATCTGAAGAAGCATCACCCAATCGATCGATCGATAATATAACTTCTTTTAATTGATAATCATACGCTGATTTAAGTTTTTTCTCGGACATATATTATTCTTTCAAAAGTCTCATAAATTCAGAATGTACCTGAGGCGCTTGCGTTTTCTTTAAGATCTTTATAGATTTCAATTCATCATTTTCTGTATTATACTGATCGAGATATGTAACGACCGTGTACAACGCGGGTACCGTACGCGTCCCGTCACTGTCGAGTGTGTGTGGATCTACATCAACATAATCTCCATCGCCATTAATAAAATGATGAGTAGAATTAGATTCAGTAGTCGCTTCGCATAAAGTTAAAGTTTCGGTACGATTGTCAGCATCAAGAGATGTAACTACTTCGAGTGGATTAAACGATTGTGTACCTTCAATAATTATTTGACCGTAATCATATCGTTTAGTCAATATCTTACCTGTCGCACCACTAACTGATCCAGTAACTGTTTGGCCAATATCAAATTTACCGTGCATTTCAGCTCCAGTACCAATAACAGTATTAGGATGAACTTCTTTGACCAGCTTTGTTACTTCGGAAGATACTAACGGCCATCCAGCTTCTAGCAATTTAGTATTCATGAGATAAAACGTATAATGATACTTACTGTTCCCATAAAATTTATGAGATAATATGTCCGGGCGATCACCGTCAAGTATTGTATATCTTGAATAGAACGAAATGTCGTCTTTAATTATATCAGCAATTCTTACAGATTGGGTTAGATTCTGAATTTTAGTTAATGATACTTCATCGCCGAATTTGTAATCAACCTGTTCAAAGTTTTGGAAATAAGAACTCATATTAGTATCCTCCCTCGATTATGTCTTGTCTAAAGAGAGTACGAGTTTCAGTGAACGAAAGTGCTAACGTGATCTCAGTAAATTTACCATCTTTAAAAAATGCCATTTGACTTGGGTTATAATTTGTATTAACGCCCTGCAAATAACAAGGTAAAAGCTTTGGAGCATCGGTAATTTCTTTACCCTTATAAAGGAATTGTATATCATACATATCAGGATAAGCATATCCGCCATAAGTTTCTCCGATTTGAGCTATACCCATTGGATATAATTCTGTTCTGAAACTTTTAATTATTTTAATTACTGTCTCTGCTTCTTTAAGGCTTGAAGGTAAAAATGTAAAACTAAATTCAAATGTTCTGATAGGAACAGAACCAAATAATACACGAGTATGCGGGTTTGCTTTTACTCTTAACGTACCTTGTACACCGCCTCCAACACCTTCGGTGCCAAAAATTGAAGCCACACTAGTCATTATAGTTTTAGCAGCTTCCTTTCCACCACTACCCTTAAGGCCTTTACCTAAATTCATAGTTGCTTGCCTAGCGGCCGCTTTCGGATCTTTTGATGTTAATATTCCCGTTAATGCTTCTGCTCCTACGCCCATTATTCCAATATTAACATTATCGTAAGTCACGCCGTCGTTAAACGCTAAACCTGCCGGCAGATATAAAGTTACTTTAGTATCTTCGTCCGGCGTTCTTAGTGCTTTAGGTTTAATATCTGGATGTTCACCGGCCACATTCTTTGAGGTCTTAGCTTTTGGATCTTCGCCAGTAGAATTTGTTTCTGTTCTATGAACCATAAATTCAACAGTCGCGCCGTAATCTTCTTGGCGCTGTATCGGATAACGCATTTCAGCTGCTTGCTTATTGCCACCAACGGCTTCTTGTTCTTCGGCCTGTATTTGTTCTGTGTCTGCCAACGTTTTTCTCCAGACGGCGTTATTAATGTAATATATAGTTTTATAGAACTATTTATAAGGAAATGAATGGCTTATTCTGGCAAATATGTTATTAAACATCCACACAAATACGACGGCGATCATACAAAGGTCGTGTACCGAAGCATGTGGGAAAAATACGCATTTAAATGGTGTGAAAACAATGATGAAATCGTATCGTGGTCGAGCGAAGAGATAGTAGTACCATACTTCTATGACCTTGACAACAAGTATCATCGTTATTATCCTGACTTGAAGATCAAATTTAAGACGGGTAAGATTGCGATGGTTGAAATAAAGCCTTATGTCCAGACCAAAACCCCGGCATTTCCTGGTAGAAAAACTAAAAGATACCTTAACGAATCATTTGCTTATATTAAAAATGTTAATAAGTGGAAGGCCGCCGAGAACTTTTGTGCTGACAGGAAATGGGTCTTTTGGATATGGACTGAACGTGAACTGACGAGTATGGGTATTATGCCTAAGTCAACAAAGGGCCTTAAACCATTCCCTAAGAAACGTACGATTAAAAAGAAGAAACGTAAGGTTCTTACTTGATTTTTGTTATAAATAGAATAGTAATTAAGTAGGAAATACAATTGTCTGACATATTTAAGAATGTATCAAAAGAAGCCTTTAAGGCCGGGATTACTCCACGGACCAAGGAATCAATAGAATGGTTCCGCAAGAGAGCTGAGGATATGGGTAAGATTACATCACGGGGTCAGCTCATGAAAGAAGAAGAGCTAGTCCTTAAGAATAAAAGTCTTAACGGTCAAATGTTGATGTATTTCTATGATCCTAAACATAAAGAAACTTTACCATACTTCGATAAGTTCCCATTAACGATTGTCGTTGATAAAGCTCCTGACGGTTTTTATGGATTAAATTTGCATTACCTTCCTCCAGTACTTAGAGCTAAATTGCTTGATGCTTTAATGGAAATAACGACTAATAAAAAATATGACGAAACAACACGTATGAGATTTACATATGATAAGCTTAAAGATGCATCTAAGTTTAAATGGTTTAAACCTTGTTTCAAACATTATTTAACTAAACATGTAAAGTCCAGATTTGCGGTAGTACCGGCAAGTGAATGGGAAATTGCAACGTTCTTACCTACCGCTGATTGGAAGAAATCTGGTCAGCAAAAAGTATGGGCTGACTCAAGGAAACAAATCTAATATGGCATATTCTGTTGATGAATTTAAAGGTGTAATTAGTAAAGGCGGCGGGGTAGCAATGACTAATTTGTTTAGAGTCATATTACCCCCACTTGGAGAAAAGTCAGGTGAAGCTACGCGTGAATATAATTTAATATGCAAAGCTGTTAACGTACCAGGTAAACAAATAGCCACTGCTGATAGAATAATTGGTCCTGTTAGTCAAAAAATAGTAAATGGCGTTATATTTGGTGACGTGACCTTAACATTTCTGGTACTTAATGATTTTGGTATTAAAAATTATTTTGATCGATGGGCTGACCTAGCAATAGATCCAAACACATACGAAGTAGGATACAAAAGAGATTATTCTAAACCTGTTAAAATACAAGCTCTTAAAAAAGGTTTTGGTTTACCGGTTTATAAAACAAGCTTAGGTATTCCCAAGCTTCCAAGTAGTATACAAAATCGATTGCCTAAGATTGGACCGTTCGATCTTGCTCAAGGTGAACTAGACTTAGACTTTGTCACTAAAGATCAGATAACATACGAAGTTGAATTAGAAGACGCATTTCCGACATCAATAACGGGTATTGAATTTTCTAATGATCAAGACGGCATCGCGGAAATAAGTATAAGCTTGAGTTATACAGCCTGGAAATCAACAACACAAAAACAAAATCCAATGAGTGATCTTATCAAATTAGGTCTAGGATCTTTGGCAAGTCGTGTTGGACAACTATTATAAATATAACATAATGACTATAATATAAAGGAAGAATACCGTGGCACTACCCATTTTAAACAATGCAATACTACATGAACTGACAGTACCGAGTACAGGCAAAAAATATAATTACAGGCCTTACCTTGTAAAAGAAGAAAAAATTCTATTACAAGCAAAAGAATCAAAAGATGATAAGCTAATGATGAGATCATT